GAACAAATTAATTCAAAAGTTTAGGTATTAATATGACAAAAATGACTTTTTCGCAACTTTGAATATGATATATTCGGATTACTATAACCCAAAATTTGATACCAATACTTATGTTGAATTGGCTAAAGATTGGCTAAACGATAAAATTGTTGATTGCAATAAATAAATTTAGGGCTAGAATAGGGTGGTTTAGATACTACCCTTTTTTTATATAAAATTATTAAAAAATTATTAAAAAACATTTGACATATTGTTTTAAAAGTGATAATATGCTAATAAAGGAGGGGAAATTATGAAGAAAGACTTAAATCTTATTAGACTTGTTGACTTAGAAAAGTCTGGCAATAAAGAAGATTTTCTAAAAGCAAAAAGAATAAGAGCAAGACAAAAAAACAAGACTATGAAAAAGTATAAAGATGCTTCAAAATATGCTTGTTTTAATGAAGCTGAATATGATTTTTGGAAACCAAAAAAAGTCGGTCGACCAAATAAAAAATAAGGAGTGTGTTATGGGTATTCTTGATTATATTGTGAGAAATTTTAAAAGACAAGAGATAAGAAGAGAAAAAGAAATTGCTTATCAAGAAAGAGTAAAAAATTTCAAGAAAAAGGAAAGTGGTGACAAAGATGCTAATATGTGATAGATGTGGGGCATTAATGAATGAAGATGATGCTCAATACGACACAAGGAATTCAGATGTTGGAGATTTTATTAAATGTTGTAGTTGCGGTGGCGATTGGATTGAAGCAACTGAATGCAAAATTTGTGGCGAATGGTTCAATGATGAAAAATCTAGAAATGTTTGCGACTATTGTTTAGAAGAAAATGCAACTTTTGAGAATGCATTAAAAATGGGTGATGAAGAAGATTGTCAAGAAAATATCAAATTAAATGGTTATTTAATAGCAGAATTTTCAAAAAGCCGAATAGAACAAATACTCACAAATATATTAAGAGAAACACAAGATTTAAAATTGCCACTAAAATATGAAAAGTTCTTACTAGGCGACAAAGATTATTTCGCTGAATGGTTAGAAAAAGAAAATGAATAAGGAGAGAATATGATAGATAATTTAATTATGTGGTTAAAGGATTTGAAAGAATTAGAGAAAGTGAATAAAAAACTTATCGATGGTGAAAATCAAATTGCTTTAGAAAAGATAATCACAAACCTAATTGAAAAAATCAAACTAGAAGTTGAGGAACTATAATGAGTATTTACAACTTTGATGAAGAGAAACACGAATATAGCATTGATGGGAAGATAATTCCAAGTGTAACTGATATTTGCAGTCCAATTTCATCAGGTAGATTTAATTCAATTCCGCAACAAATACTAGAAAGAGCAAGAAATAGAGGCAGTCTAGTCCACGAACTATGCGAAGAATATCTTTTAACTGGAGATATAGAAACAGAAGATATTGACCCAGAAGTATTAAATTATATTTATTCGTTCGTTGAATGGTATAAAACTTATAGACCCAAAATATTGTATACGGAATTACAAATTTTTAGTGAAGAATTTTGTGGAACCCTTGATTTAGTTGCCGAGATAGATAATAAAATATTACTAATAGATTACAAAACAACAAGTGTAATAGATAAAAAAAGTCTTTCAGTGCAATTATGCGGATACAAAAAACTTTGCGAAATAAAAAATATACATATTGATGAATGTTGGGTTTTGCAATTAAAACAGGATGGTTTCGTGTTTAAGCCAATAAAAGTAAATGAGAAATGGTTCGATATTTTACTAGAACACAATAAATTTATGAAGGAGAAGTATGATGAATAATAATGAAGTTGTGATATATGAACAGCCAAAAGTTGAAATTAAGCCATATAGAAACGATTACAACCTAAACATAGGCGATTTTACAACAAAACTTCAAAGAGATGTCGATTTTGGTATGATTTTAAAGAAAGATGGCACTCCAATTACACAAAGACCAACATTATATAAATCTGGTGCCGAAAAATTATTACTCGGCTTTGGACTACCATATGATATAGAAATCTCTGATAGTTATAAAGACCACGAAAACGGTTATTTCTATTATGAAGTTAAAGCAATCGCAAAAGATAGAAATGGGAATATTGTTAGAGTTGGAGTTGGCTGTGCAAACTCTAAGGAAAAATCAAATGGATTTGCTGGACCTTTTGATGTCGCAAATTCGATGTTGAAAAAAGCCAAGAAGAGAGCAATAGTTGATTTGGCACTTTCGCTTGCATCTTGTAGCGATTTATTTGTGCAAGATATTGAAGATACAACAAATGAAACTAAAGCAAAAGAACTTTTAAAAGATGATGATGCAATAACTTCAAAACAAATTAAAAGGATATTTGCAATCGCAGCGAATAATGAAATTACACAAGAAAAAGCAAAATCGCTTTTAACGGAATGGGGTTTCACATCAACCAAAGAAATTAAACAAAAAGACTACGACACAATTTGTGAAAAATTAGAAAACTATAATAAAAATAAAGGAGAAAAATAATATGGCTTTTAGAAATGGAGCATACGCAAAAATACAAGAAATTTTAGATACTAAGGATAAATATAAAGATGTAAGAATAACTACATCTAGGAAAAACAAAATAACAGGAAAATACGAATACGATTTTTCTAGTAAAGTTCGTTTAATAGGAGAAGCAAATTTAATACCTATTTTAAAAGAAGATACAATCAAAGTTATAGATTGTGAGATTTCAAACAAATATGATAAAGAAAAGAAAATTACATATTGGAATCCTATAATCTGGAATTTTGAAAAAATTGAAAAAGCTGCTGATAAGCAAGTTGCTATTTCAGAAGATTTGGGAAAAGAAGATAGTGATGAAGACTTGCCTTTTTAAAATAAATATTAAATAAAGGCATAATTTTAGTTTTAAGGCACTTAATATCAAGAGTTGACAACTTATTCAATAAATTATATTTCGTGCCTTTAAGGGCTAATTAAACGGCTTAGAATTGATTTTAAGTATAAAAGGAGAGTTATGGAATTTATAGTTGACACCAGAAATCAAAAAGATGACTTTGTAATAAAATCTTTAAATAGACTTGGGCATAGTTGTTCTAGATTGAAATTATATTTTGGAGATATTGTAAAAAAAGGTGATATGCTTAAAAGCATAGATTTCAAAAGTAGTTCTGGCGGAATAATGGAATTAATAAAAAATATCTGTTCCAAAGACCATATAAGATTTAAGGAAGAAATAAACAAATGTATAAATTATGGTGGTCAACTTACATTCCTTTGTTTCGAAGATGGAATAAATTGTATTGATGATATACGAAACTTTAAAATTCCTGTATTTAACTCGACTCAATATAAGTGGTGTTATTATTCAAAAATATTTAATGAGAAAATATCAAAGGCAAAAATTAAATCATTATTTGATAGTGAATTAAAAGCGAATAAGATAAAGATTTATGGAGATTACGATTATGCACTTAGTAAATATATAAGAGATAATTATTATCTAAAAAAAGAAGTTTCTCATATTAAAGGTGACTTAATGACAAAGGTAAAACTTGAAACATTTATTAAAGCCCTTAAAACGATGTCAAAACAAGACCATTATGGGAAAGGTGTAAAAATCAACTTTGAATTTTGTAGTCGAGAAAATTCTGGTGAAAAAATAATTGAAATAATGAATAAATTTTAAAAGGAGAAAATTTATGAGTAAAAAAGAAATCACACAAGAAGATAGAGTTTTAGGTTATATATTTAAGAATGGCTCTATAACAAGTTTAGACGCAATTAGGGAATTTGGAATTACAAGACTTAGTGCAAAAATCTACAATTTAAGAAAAGAAGGTTTTAAAATTAGAACAGATTTTAGGTCAGAAAAAAATAAATATGGAGATATTGTAAGTTTCGCAGTTTATTCACTTGAAGATTCAGATGACTAATATATAATATATATTATATATTAACTATATAATTAACTTTGTACTACAACTACACTATATTATACTCACTATAAGTTAATATATACTACTATAGATAGATACCTTCGGTGTTTAGTAATTACTGTAGATATAA